CTGCGATTGCTAGGTGTAAACCCACTAATTCAGCCGCTACCCTCGGGATCTTTCTCGGCGAACTCAAGAAGGATGGCTTGCCATCCCTATTGGGGTCTCGCACATGGAAAGATCGTGCTCTATCCAGTAAAAACGCTGGAGATGAGTACCTGAATGTTCAATTTGGGTGGCGACCCTTAATTCGTGATGTAAAGTCACTCACGAATTCCGTTATCAAAGCTCACAAGCTGATTTCTCAGTATGAGCGAGATGCCGGAAAGGTCGTCCGCCGCAAATATGAATTCCCAATTGAGTCCACGATTTCAGAGCAGAAATTCCTGAACAGGTCGCCTTTCATGGCTACCCCGACGGATGGTCTGTTTTCTGATTCGTGGTACAACGGTACCTTGGTTATCACAACTGAAACATGGAGACGAACATGGTTTTCAGGGGCTTTTACGTACTATCTTCCAACCGGATACGACTCCCGGAAGGAGATGGACCGTATTGCCCTCTTGGCCGGAAAAATCAACGGCCTTGACCTTTCGCCTTCATTGTTGTGGAACCTTGCACCGTGGAGCTGGGCTACAGATTGGTTCAGTAATGTCGGAGATGTGTTGTCTAATGTCTCCGACTATGCCAATCAGGGTCTGATTATGCGGTATGGTTACATCATGGAACATTCCATGCAATCTGTAACCTATCGGTGGGTTGGGGGTCCTCCATTGAAAGGAGTTCCCGACCTTCCTCCACCGCTGACTTTCGTCACTGAGACGAAGGTTAGGCGCAGAGCAAATCCTTTTGGATTTGGTGTAAGTTGGGACGGCTTGTCACCGTTTCAACTCTCCATAGCTGCCGCTCTTGGTTTATCCAGGCGCGGAAGTTAGTCACAACACTAGCGTTAAAACACTAGCATACCCACGAAAGTGGGGTGCTGTAACAAGGAGTGCGTCTTATGGCATATGCAGATCCACAATCAGTTACGATTTCGGGTACGGCGATTTCCCTCCCCCGTGTTTCCACGGGAGAGAATAAGTCGTCATACAAGTCATCGGACGGATTGGTTCAGCTGTCGGCCTCCAGTTCCTACGGGAACCGGAACCGCCGAGTACTGAGGCTCGACCATTCTAAGATCGTGGCAAATCCGTATTCCTCCCTGAACGAGTTGCAGTCGATGAGTAATTACATCGTCTTCGACGCGCCAGTTGTGGGGTACACGAATGCCGACATCTTGGC